GTAGCTTCTACTGCAATACCTTCAGCAGCAGCAAATTCCTTTTTAATATTTTCTTCGTGCTCTTTTGACATTTTTAATTGTTTTTTATTAATTGTTTTTCAATTTTAGTTTCATCAACAATATGTTCGACTATTAACTGTCTTACATATCTAGAAATAGCTACAGGTTTTATACCAGTTTCCATTGATTTTTGTATAATTATTGTATTTAGACTATCTTCGTCCTCAGGTGTCAATAAAACTTGTAATTTTTTAGTAAGCCTTTTTCTTTGTGGAATGAGTTCTTGTACAGTTTCATTAAAACCATATTTAGAATTATCAGATTTAAATTTGCTAATCCAATACTCGACTCTTTTTAAAACATCACTTAAAGATTCGTCATTATTAAAAACTTCTAAAACTTCTCTTTTAAATGCAGTTGTTCCAAAATCTTTAACTGCTCTTTTAATGTATTTTCCTGTTCCAAAGTTATTTGGATTATCATTTACAGAATACCCTACATAAACTTTGTTTGTTTTTTGTTGTTGTAATTTATAGATTATCATTTTTCTATATTATATATTTTATATTATATATTAAGGAGAAGGCAAAAAAACTGGGAATACTTTAATATTCCCAGTTTAATATTTAATTTATGCTCCTACGTTTTCCTCAACCCAGTGATCACAACGATAAGTCATTGTTAATTCAGCTGCATCTTGAACTTCATAACTCAATTCATCTATAAAATCAGGTTGTCCTGTTGGGAATACATCTTTAAATGTAATCTTTCTGAAGATATCCCCTGCTCTATTATATTGAACTACAATCATACTTCCTACATAATCTTTCTTTAATCCCATTTCTCCAGTTAATGGATCATAGATTAAATTATTCCAATTACGGAAAGTATTGTAGATATAGTTTTCATTAGCTTCATTCAAGTTAAGACTGAAGTTAAGCGTTAAATCAACAAACGTTTGGCCTGGCATTCCTGCAAAGGATCTATCAGCAAACTTATATTTTTGATTTATAGCATCAATTGATGGATTTAAGTTATTTAATCCTCCAATTGTTTTTACTTGCTCTAAGATTAAACCCGTATCATCCCCTAATGGTGAAAATACAGTCACCTCAAATAGGTTAGGCTGAATAGGTTCGTACCTTTGGCTACTGGCCCTTGATTGGGTATAATGTGGTAGTGGCATATTTTATTTGTTTTTTTATATATTCGTCTTCTTTACCTTCTTATTGAAAGTTTCCAGTACTAATTGCACCAGTTCTTAAAATAGTTGTTCTTTGTACAAGAATTTCCATTCCTCTTACTGGTTCAATGAATGTATCTAGGATACCTACATTTTGATCAATAACTTCAGGTGTGTTATTAGTTTCATCCATTATATTTCTATAATCATAAACACCATCATCGTTTTGAACAGTTGATAAGAAGTTGTCAGCTAGCGTTTTAATTTCTAATCTTGTTTGCGCTGTATTAAATTCAAATAAGTAGTTTTTAAGAATTGCTTCAATACCGTCTTGGATATAAATTACAACCTCTCTAACATTAATTGAACTTAAAGCAGATTTTGGAACCTGTTGTGCAGTTTTATTTGCAAATATAGTTGGTCCTGTTCCACTTTGGAATACAATTGGATTAATTCCAAATGGCTCTAAGAAGAAACGATCTTCTTGGTCAAGATTAAGTTCTAATCCTACAACTCCATTTCCACCTATTACACCACGCCTTACACCTGCTACGATTGACCAAGGTAATGCGTTTTCATATTTAAGAATAAAGTTATTAGATACATTTGCAGCAGGAGGAACACTTATGTTCTTTCCTAAATCTCTAACAGTTAAGAATGGATAATAATATCCTCCCCAAGAACCACCACTTGTTGCAGCAGGTAACGAGAACCTAATAGTTGGATTTAATGCAAGATTTCCACCTTCCGCGATAAACTTAGAGGATAAACCACCAGTTGCATCAGTAAAGCTTGGATCAGTATTTTTCTTAAAGTCTTTAGCAGATGGAGCGTTTACAATAGCAAATGCATTTTTTCTACCCATACATAAATTTGTATAAATAGCTTTACAATTTGCTTCAATTCCATTTCCATAAGTATCTACTACATAACGGAAGTTAATTGTTTCTCTGTCAGTTAGAGCTTTATATAAATTAGTTCCTCCTAATATAGGACTTAAACATTTATTCTGTCTAGAATTTGTTCCATCTGGTACATGTTTAGTTGAATCTAATGCAAACCCAGGTAATTCAAATACGTTAAGGTAATCTACCCAAGAATCAATCGGATAATAAACCTCTACTGTTTTTTGTCCTCCAGCGCCACCTATTGTAGTTACACTTACTTCAGATTGGCATGTTACTTTTACACAAGTTGTTCCTGCAGGAATAATCGGGTATTCTGATGGGGTTAATCCACCTTCTACAATATTTATTCTTGTTAACCTTGAATGTGGTATAGTAACAGATCCTTCAAAATGTACTAAATAATTTCCTACAACAATATCAGCAATTTCTGGTGAAGTTGTTGCTATAAGAATTTCATTTGGTTTTAATGTTGGTTCATTTAAAGTATCACCTACAATATCTACAGTAAGGTTAAGAGCACCTTTCAGTGTTTGTACACCTAATGTATTTACTGGCCATAATGTAGTACCATCTGATTTAAGGAATTGTCCTAAAGCATCAATTGTAAATTCGTCATGTGGTGTTAAGACAGCAAATGAATCTGATTGATAAGGAGTTATTCTAACCGATGGTAAGAAATAATCTGAATCCGAGATTGCAATGGTATTTACCGTTGTAGTCGGTCCACCTGTATGAATAAATCCATATTCTATAGCATTCATTACTAAGTAAGAAGTATAAGTACCTAATGAATCTTTATAAACTGCTTCATCACCATCGGTTAAAGTACCGTTAGCAAATTGTGCTTGTAATGTTGATCCATAACCACCAATAATTCCAGCAACTGTATTAGCTTGTGGAAATTCATCCGCTACAAAATCCAAATCTGTTTCATCAATATAAGTATAACTTGCAGCAGCGCCTGTTGGGAAGTTAGCCACAACCGGAGTTCCTACGTCTGATAATAATACTGTAACTGTATTACCTACAGTTTGTACAGATGTTACTGGTACATATTCAGTTGCTATAGGATCTAATATAAATGATCCTACTACAGTTGTTGTATTTGCAGTCATACCTGAAAATGCATTCCATATTGCATCTTTAGTAGCATTAGCATTTACAATTTGTATTTGTATACCTCCAGCTGATGGGATCGAAGTAGTTATTGTACTTGTTGAATTATTTACAACAGTTCCTAGTTCAATATTTCTTGCATAAGATAAATCAGAAACAATTGATCCTCCATAAGATAAGAAGTTAACATCATCTTGGATTGACGTAGCTTGAGTATATTCAATGTTGTGTCCTATTAAATCAATTCCTCCAGATACACCATCTATTAATATGTCACCACTAAATAAATCTTCATTTACAGTAACAAATAATCCTGTCGTTGCAGTATCAGCATTAACAACTTTTTCAACGAAAAGGTTGTTACCTAATAAATCTACAAAATCAGGAAGTAAACATGCGGTATAAGTTGCTTGTAAAGATACTTCAGATTCATTAAAGAATTCTTGTAACATAGTATCAGTAGAATCTGTTGGAAATTTCTTTCTTTTTAATCCTTGTGTTGAATCAAAATACTGTTGGAACGTTGGATCAGCATTAAACCTTGAATAAGGTGTAACCGTATCAAATTCTCCACCAAAGTTTCCTTGTATTACAAAGATATCTACAAAAAAGTCAGATATTAAACTGTCTTTATCTAAATAACCAGGTACATTTGCAGCACCATACCATTCTTCAACTGTTACTTGGTAAGGTAATACATTTCCTGCAGCAGATTTTTTAGCAATTACAGATATAGGATTTTGTCCTAAGTTAACAACGTCTAATAAATCATTAACTTTAGCTGTACCTAATACAGTTGTATTGGCTCCAACGTTAGTTAAAAAGTCGTCAGTTGATGGAAACCAAAATTTATCTCTGTTATAAAATTTTGCGTATTCATAGTCTGCTCCTGCATTTGCTTGCACGTCTGGTGTTGATGATGTACCAAACCTAACTGCATTAACTTTATCGTTAGCATCTAAGCTAAGTAAATTAAGAGCAAGAATAGGTCCTCTTTCCAATGCCGATAAACAGCTTCTATGGAAAAAAGAATCTTTTCTTTCTAAGTTTCTATCTATATCACCGTATACTTGCTTAAAGAAGCTTGTATCGGGAACAAAGACGGGTGTATTGAATGGGCCTGTCTTAGAAAAACCGACCACCAATCGAGTTTGATTAGCAGGAATACTTACGACTTGACTTTTATCAAATTCAAACCTATACGTTCCTGCAGCCTTAAGAGAAGCTATTTTTGGATCTAGTGCCATCTTATATTATATTTTTTTTGTTTATTAGTTTTTTTATATATCTACCAAGTAACTACTTTTTATACTAAGTCATAGATATCAAAATTTAGATTCCCACCCTTTGAATCTTTTTCTAAAATTTCTTCTATCTTATTTTGAATTGAAGGATCTATCTCATCATATATCTCTTCGACAAAATCAGAAAAATCTAAAGTAGTAAAGAACTCAGAACTATTTATACAAGTCATAATCAAATCATCATTACCTAATTGGCCTGCATATGATCCATTTGGAAGTTTACCAAAGGTGGAAGATTCTTTTACTGTATCTTTATCAAATATACTAATTTTGTTTTGTGAAATATATTTTTTAAAGTTTTGGCAAAAGATTGGCTTGTTGTCTTTTTTCACCTTAAGACCAAATTGTTTAGTCTTGGCATCAACACGGTGTTTAAATTTAACTATACTTTCTTCATCAAATTCATTCCTCTGTGGAAATACTGTTTCCATTCTTTTTATTAATTCGCCACCAAACATATTCCATTCTATAATTAGTTTTACATTTTCTGAATAAAATAGATCAAATGCTAAAATGTATAGTGTTTTTGCGAATTCCTCTATAGTATGAGAATTGCTCCTAAATCTTCCAACTTGCCTAATACCGAAAAAGTCAACAAAACTACCTGGTGTTGTTACGCCCTTCCAATCCTTTTCATCTAGCATCTTAATCTGAAAAATATTAATAACAGAATAGTCTCCACCTACGCCTTCAGCAATATCCACAGAAAATACCCAATAATTATAATCTTCTTCTATCTCATCTAAATTAAATCCCGGCTGCCATAATAAACCAGAATAATCTATTTCGGCATCATCAAATTCCGGTATTTCCTTGTGTTTAAATTCTATTTGATTTTCAGTAAGCTTTTGTAAACTAGCTGCGCCTAATAGTAATGAAGAACCTGCTATAAATTGGTTTCCGTATTGTCTATTAAAAGCTTCATCACTTCCTAGGTTTGCAACCTCTTGTCTCATCCACTTATCATCTCGGCCTGGTACATCCCACCAATCAACTCGAAATGGAATATATTCGCTCAAACCTTTATCAGCAGCATTATATATGTCATAGAATTTATTAAAGCCATTAGGTGTACTTGTTATAATTACTTTAGAGTTTACTGATGCAGATACTGTTGGGTATACATTTTCATAAAAGGTATTTACAAAATTTGCAGGTATATGCGCAAACTCATCCATAAATAATAAATGAATAGTAAAACCAATAGCTGCTTTCTTTGTAGTTGTCTGGCCAATTATTCTACAACCATTATCAAACTTGGAATTAAATACATCCCATTTAAGAGTACCGGGCTTGATAAAGAACGGTAAGTGTTCTAATATAGTTTTACCTTTATCAATAATTTCTCTTGTTGTAGCACCCTTATTTGAAAGTATTAGCGAGTTTTTATCAAAATTAAATACTGAATACCAAGCAATAAAAATAGAAGAGCATATTGTTTTACCAACTTGTCTACTTGCTAAACATATATTAAATCTTTCTGCTTGAAATTGCCTTAACATTTCTTCTTGATAAGGTCTTAAATTAATTGTCTGTAAACCTTCATCAGTCATTACAGTACAATAAGTATTTGCAAAGTATACAATATCTTTTGCACACTTTTTAATT